CCATCCGGCAGGCGATGCTGCTCACGATTGCCGATATGTACGACAATCGAACGGATTACATTAAGAAACTGCCAACGGCTGCGGAGTATATGCTCCAGGCCGCAGGGTATAGAATCTGGAATTTTGGATAGCCCCACAAAATACAGGAAAAACGAACGCGTTGGGCGACTTGATGAGCGCGTAACGCTGCAGGGCGTAAGCGAAAGCACGAACACATACGGCGAGCGCGTGGAGACGTGGATAACGTTAGCTGAAGTGTGGGCACGGCTTGACTACAATATCTCAAAGAGCCGCGAAGTTGAGGAAGGCGGGCAGGAAAGCGCACAACAATACATCAATTTTACGGTCAGGAGGCGCACGGACGTAAACGAAATAACGCGCGTGCTGCATTCGGGCAGAATCTACGATATTGAAGCAATCGCGCAAAGTAACGATGGGCAATACACCGTGATCAAAACGAAATTGGTTAAGCCATGATTGGAAAGGCCTTATACGGAAAACTTAGCGCAACGGCTGCCGTAACGGCGCTCGTTAGCACGCGTATTTTCCCGGACATGGCAACGCAGGATGCAACGTATCCTTTCATTGTATACACCAACGACGCAACGCAACCCACCGACGTAAAGGATAGCTCCTCGCCGCTCGACGTCGTTACGATGAGCGTAATGATATATAGCAACAGCTACTCCCAGGCGCAGGACATTGCCGCAGCGGTGCGCACGGCGCTGGACAGAATGACGGGCACAATCCAAGGAGTTAACGTGCAAAGCTGCCGATTTGAAGGGCAAAATAGCGCGCAAATGGAATTCGATAAGCACGTATTCGTAATCGAGCAATCATACGTATTCAGACACGTTAGATGATACTTCAAATACTGAAGCCTTACTGGAAGTGGAAGCCCGGCGACACGCCGGACGTGAACGAGGAGGTTGCAGAGCCGCTAATACATCAGGGCATAGCACGAGTGCATGAAGATCAGAGACGCCGCGATTACACGCCGAAGCCGCAGCCCGAAAGCCCGGCAGAGCCGCAAAAAATAGAAGTCAATAACTACTATCTGCCTCCGGAATATTACGAGGCAGACGAAATACAACAAGAAAAAACATTTTTTCAACGCTTAAAGGATAAGATATGGCAACCGTAGTAAACGGCACTAATTTCAGAATCTACGCGTCTGGCATTGCCATTGGAGAGGCAACGAATTGCACGATGAGCCTTTCTACGGAGACGCGGGAGACACTTACGAAGGATAATGTTGCTTCGTACACCTCCGCCGAGCCCGGCAGGCGCTCCGGCACGCTGCAGAGCGAGGGGCTTATCGCGTTCGATACAACGAACCTGGGCATTGATGATCTTTTCACACACTACAACGCGGGCACAAAGCTCGTTGTACGCTTTCAGCCCAACGTTACGGGTACGCCGTACTGGCAATGCACGGCTTTCATCACGAGCCTGGAAATGGCCGCAGCGGTGGAAGAAAACGCAACGTACAGCGCAACTTGGACAATCACCGGGGCGGTGGTAATGACAACGTAAAAAATCCGGTATAAATGAAGGGAGCAAACAGTATCAACATCGAGGGCGGCCAATTACCTTTTTCGTTCGGCATGGCCGCTCTCACCAAGTTCTGCGAAGCGCATGGCCTAAGCCTATCCGAATTTTCAAGTATAGGCGAAAACATGCCGCCGCGCTACATACTTAGTCTCGTGTGGCACGGGCTGCAAGATGGTGCCAGGAAGGAAAGAAAAGACTTTTCCATGACCCTGGACGACATCGGCGACCTGATAGACGAAAACCCGGCCATGCTGCAGCAAGCCATGGACATGATCGCCACGGCCATGCAGGGAACGGGAAACGCGAAAGCCCCGGCCAGGAAAACCGGGGCGAAGCGCTGACCCTGCAAGCCCTGCAGCGTGCGGCGTGCGGATGGTATGCAATGCCGCTATCCGATTACTGGGATAGCGACCTTGCAACGGTGGTCAACGTCATACAAGGCCGCCGGGACGCCGAGGAAGGCCGGGAGCGGGGCGAATGGGAGCGCGCGCGGTGGCTCGCCGGGGTCTTCCTGCAGCCGCACATGAGCAAGGGGCGCACGCTGAAAGCGCAAGACCTCGCCGTATTTCCCTGGGAGCGGGAGGAAAAGCCCGTCGCGGTGCCGGGCGCAGGGCGGGGCAATGACCGGGAATTGTTCAATCGCTGGGACGATGAAATGAAAAAGCAATGGCAGATGTAAATATTACCGGAATCCAAGAATTGCAGCAAGGTCTTAATACTTATTTGCGCGGTGTTAGTAACCCAAAGCAAAAAATTAGAATACTTGCAGCCGGAGGCCAGGTAATTAAAAGAACTGCTGCAAAAGCGCCAACGCCAAAAAGTAAAAAAGTACACTATTACTACCCTAAAAAGGGCGCTAACCGCGTGGCTATTTTTCCGGGCAACCTTAGAAAGTCTATAAAGGTTTTTCGCGGAAAAGATGGTGATATTTATGTAGGCCCAAAGGTTCTTAGAAGATTGTCAGGGCTTTCTGAAATTGGAAAAAACGCAAAGACTTCTTCGGGTTATTACGCTTCAATGATATACGGCAAAGCATCCCGATTTAGAATTGCGATACTTGAAAATTCGATTGCCACAAATTCGGCCAAAATATTAAACGCTATCCAAACTACTTACGCTAAGATTCATCGGCAAACAACAAGATAATGGCGGGGAATACGATTAATGTTAGTCTTTTGCTCGATACTTCCGCTTTTCAGCGGTCATTAAATAGCGTTGAAAGAAGGCTAAACAATTTTTCGCGCACCGCCTCTGCTATCGGCACCAACCTCACGCAAAGCATCTCCCTGCCCCTCGCTGCCCTGGCCGGCTCCGCTGTTACCGCGTTCGGCGAGTTCGAAAGCCTGGAGCGTGCCTTCGCCGCCGTGGCAGCAGAGGGCACCAACGTAAGCGAAGAAATAGAACGCTTGCGCAAGATAGCCCAGGCTCCAGGCCTTGGGTTCAGCCAGGCGGTACAAGCCTCCACGCGCCTGCAGGCGGTCGGCCTTAGCGCCGGGCAAGCCGCGCGGGTCGTGGAGCAGTTCGGCAACGCGGTAGCAAGGTCAGGTGGCGGGGCGGAATCACTGGACGGCGCGGTCCTGGCGCTGACGCAGATAGCATCTAAGGGGAAAATTTCAGCCGAAGAAATTAATCAGCTTAGCGAACGTATTTTCGAAATACGCCCGGCGCTACAAGCCGCCTTCGGCACGGCGGATAGTGAGCAGTTGCAAAAGCTGGGCATTAGCGCCGAGGAATTTATTGCGCGTACCACCGAAGAACTGGCGAAGCTCGAGCGGGTAAATGGTGGGCTTGCTAATAGCTTTGAGAACTTCCGCGACAGTGCCAGGCAGGCGCTCACGGATATAGGGCGTGAAATTGCAAAGGCAATAGATTTGCCCGGCATATTAGACCGCATCAGCAACGCGCTACTAAGCGCCGCAACGTTTTTTCGCAACCTATCCCCGGAAGCTAAGCGCGTTGCTATCAATATCGGCCTGATTGCCATTGCAGCGGGGCCGGTGCTTATCATTATCGCAAAACTCGCAAGCGTCTTCACGCTGGCAACGCAGGGGCTAAATATACTTATTGGCGGCGTGAAAAGCCTGGGTGCGGCTTTTGTTTTCCTGACCACCCCGGCGGGTATCACCGTGGCCGCGATCCTGGCAATTATCGCGGCAGTTGGTTTTCTGTATTCGGAATTTGAGGGCGTGCGTAAAATTATTAACGGCGTTTCGGATGCTATTGTGGCTTTGGGTGGCGTTGCGAAAAGCGTTGTGGGCAATATTGTTGACGGTTTCCGCAACCTTTTGAATAAAGATTTCAGTGCTGCAAGCGACAATTTTAAAAAGGCATTCAGTGAAAGCCTTATTTTCAATACCGCAAAGGTCGCAGGCGACGCATTCGACAAAGGATTCACCGACGGCAGTAATCGGGTCAAAACAAAAATAGATGAAATCCGCGCCAAAATTAAGCAGCTCGCCACCCCTGCCGCCGGGGCAGGCGGCGCAGGCGCGGGCACAACGGCCTTTGACCTCGGCGGCTTCGAGCGCGCGCAGGGCGGTGCTGCGGGCGCGGCGCTTGACCCGGCTTTGAGCAAGGCTCAACAGCTTAAAGACACCTTCGACAATGCCCTGACAAAGTTCATTAATTCGATTAAAACGGTTAGCTCCGGCAGGGTGGGATTAGTGGATTTGGGCATTGCAACACCCGTAATTAACCAGCAAAAAGAGGCTTTGCTTGAATATCAAAAAAGCCTGAAATCAATTAATGACACCGCCTTGGTTTTTGCCACCAATCCCCTGGAAGAAACTTTCAGGGCGACGGAGGCGGCGCTAAAGGCGGCCATTGCGCAATTTGGCCCAACGTCCGAGGCGGTGCGGGTATTAAAGGCTGAATATGATAGCCTTAAAAATACGATTGACGAAACAAACGAAGAAGCAGAAAGGCAAAATAGAATTGCTGAGCTATTGGGAAATACACTCTCTTCAATAGGTCAAAATTTTAGCGATGCAATTAGTGGCGCAATTAGTTTTGGGCAAGCCGTTAAACGAGTAATTAAAGATGTAATTTCAGAAGTCGTTAAACTTATTGTTGTGCGGGCAATACAAAATTCTGTTGAAAGCCCGCTGGGTAAATTACTTGGCCCCGCCATTGTCCCCGTCGCTGTTGCTGCTGGCGCGGCTGCCGCGCAGCTTACTAAGGCGCTGCTTTCCACGGTGAAGCTCGCAAAGGGCGGCCTCGCCTTCGGCCCTACCCTGGCCGTCGTCGGCGACAACCCTGCCGCGCGCACCGACCCGGAGGTCATTGCGCCGCTAAGCCGCCTCCGGGATATGCTCGGCGGTAGCATGGGCGGGGGCTTTGTCGCGGAGGCGCGGATTTCCGGGTCTGATTTGGCCTTGCTGGTGAGCAGGGCGAACTTACGAAATGAAAGGATACGCTAATGGGTACAAGGTTGCAAGGACAATGGCAGAGCGAAAAACAAAGTACTTACGCGGTAACTATCCAGGATACGGCGTACAGCGGGGCGAGCCATGAGTTCAACGCAACGGCGCTTAGCATTACCTGGCGCGGTGACGATGCGAAGGAGCGCTTTGTCGGGGTAATCGGCAGTGAATTGCAGCTATCTATAATTGTAGATAATTTAGACCTTCAGGGCTTCATTGATCACCTGGCGCAAGCGGAGGAAAACAGCCTTTTGCTCAACTTTCAATACAGCGATCTTGACGGGCTAATCCAAAACTGGAACGGCTACATTGTTACCGATCTGGTCAATATAGAAGATATACCGCTACAGATTGGCTACGTTGCAACCATCACGGCGGTGGACGGGCTGGGATTGCTCAAGGGCATTGATTATTCTATTGGCGGCGCCACGCCTTACTTTGGCTTTGATACGTTTATGACGGTGCTGCTTCGCTGCGTGGGCAAGCTATCCGGCATAATTAATGCCATGCAGACGGTGGACAATAATATTGTGAATGTTGTCTGCAACTGGCACGAAACAAGCTACACGCACTCAAGCAATATCAACCCGCTGAACCGCACCCGAATTAATGGTAACGCCTTCTATTGGAAGGACAACAAGGGCAACAGCCGTTTTTATTCCTGTTACGATGTTCTTCAATTCATTGCCGAGGCATGGGGTGCGCGGATTCTTTTTTCAGGAAAACAATATTGGTTTATCCAGGTAAACGAATACGTAAACGCCAATAGTAAGACTGTTTTTTCTTATCACCTGGACGGCACGGAAAGCATTGCAAGCGGGCAAAATCTTAGCATCACGCACGATCAGACCAGCCTTAGCACATCGGAACTTCTACGATTTTCGGGGGGCTTTTTCACTTATTACGCACCGCTGAAAAAAGTAACCGTTGATTACCAGCACCTGCAAGCCGTGAACCTGCTCGCCGGGCTGACCTTCACGCACAACACCAGCGCGGTAACCAGCGAGGTATTTCTAAGCGACGCCGACGGCACCACGCGCATCAGCTACACGGGCACGCTGCGACTGGAGAGCGAATGGATAAGTATAGACCCGTTCGAAAATTACTTTTTCGTTTTTCAGATACGGCTTCAGGTGGGTAACTACCGCTTTGCCGGCGGCTGGACGGAGGGCGAGGCGCGATGGGAGGCGGATTCGTCAAAGTATTACTACCTAACAACCAATATTATCACCGAGCCCGGTGGACCTGACCCGGTGGTTACCATCCTGCGCCCTAACTTTGTTACACCTTCCGTGCCGCCTGGTATTTCCGGGCAAATTACATTCAATATCGTAGCGTACAAGGCAATCACGATGAGCGGCGTGGATAGGCCAATTAGCACCCCGGTACAACTTCCCGCTGATATAGAATACACTTTTGGGCTATACACTAATTACCTGGAAGTGCTACAAGTCGGCAATTTTGATGGGCAAAGCGACGTGCTTCGTTATGCGGTTGAAAGCGATAAGGCTAGTACAAAGAAAATAGAACTCACAACGCGCATTGGCGACGGCCCTACATCCGTGGCTCCGGGGCACATCGAAGTGTATAACAACGCCTCGGCCTGGGTGCTATCCGGACAAAGCCCGAACGGCTGGCGCGTGGGCGGGTCAGGGACGGCGAAGGCTTTTTCGCAATTGCATATTAATGAAATTATCCGCGGGCAACTTAATCCGGTCCAGCGCTATTTGCGCGGCTCCTTCCAGAATCTTGCACCCGCTGAAAAGTGCCTCCTACCTCACCTTGCTATTTACTATGCCAGTGCGTACTGGATTACCACGGCCTGTGATTTCACGCCGCAAACCGAAATAACATCCGGCGACTGGTTTCGCCTTCAATTAGCTGCAAGCGGATGGGCAGAAAAGACGGTAGAATTAATCGAAGAAGAAAACCTGGGCGACCGGGGCACGACGACGCGCGGCTCCTTGCGCTCCGGTGGCGTTGGCACTTATGTAGGGCAAAACGTCAGCGATCAGCCGCAGGTACAAAGCGTCCGCATTTTTGGCCAGGAGTTCCTGGATACCAGCAGCCCGGCGCTTACCATCACGCAGAACGGCGGGGCGCTTCCGGCAAATGAGACGCTAATTACCGTGTTTCAGAATGGGCAAAAGCTGCTCGGCTCGCAATGGAGCAAGGCGGGCAGCGTTATTACGATTGATAGTGCTTCACATTACGACGGCTCAAATTATGAAATACTTTTCACGGTCATTCAATAGGCTACTCGCAAATATACTGTTGATCTCTCTCACAGCAGGGGCTGCCTTCGGGCAGTACCCTGCTACCGGCAACAAGCAACGCCTCGGCTTTCAAACCACCGGGGACGGCTTGGTGTACCGGGGCAGGCTTAGCGATACGACCGCGATTAAGCCGGCAAACATAAATAACGCATTCTATCTTCAGGACACAATTAACGATAAGCTATACCGATATATCAAGACTAACGGCGGCTGGCAGCCCGTCCAGGGGCGGGTGCAGAAGCTGGGCGTCGGGGCAGATGGTCCTTCGAGCGCTGTACTATATCTAAGCGACACGGATACGGAAATCAGCAGCGCGGTGGTGGTGGTGGACGGGCTTAGCACATTGCAACTGCCGGGCGTCAATAATACCGTTGTAGGCATTGTTACGGTAACGACCTTACAACACGGCGTAACGGTTACGGGCACGGGCTTAGCCGTCGTTACGGAGACCGCGCAGGGCGAGGATGGACAGATAACGATTAGCGTAATTATACCGTCGGGCTACGTAACGCCGGATATGTTACAATCGGGCACGGTGGACACGCTGACGACGATAAGCGTAACGGACGCAACGTCGGTAGATACGGCCTATGTGATTGTGAACACGATCAACGCCCTGGAGCTGCCCTGGGACGGTAACAGCGTTGTGGGCTATGTAGCAAGCGGCGGCGGTATCAAGAACGCCGTATATCTAAACGTCAACGGGAAGAACATCCTGATACAGGGCGGCGGGGCAATGGACATGAGCGCTAACGAGGCGGGCGATATATTGACGATCACAAGCGCAACCAATGTAGTCGTGCAACAGGTAACGGGGGTCGGCAAGGCGTATAGCGTGGTGGATGCAATTAGCACGGTGCGCCTGCCCTGGGACGGTAACGCGATCCTGGCCGTAACGGAAGAGTTCGTAAGTAACGACGTAACGCTAACCATCAACGATACCACCGTAACCTTCAAGGTTGGCGTAACGGACGGGGACAAAGCGGATATTATTGTTTCGGGAGACACTTGGACGATTGACGAAAACGCGGTGCAATGGACTAACTTAGACCAGGCAACGCGCGACAGCATTGCGGCGGCGGGCTTTTCTATGCCCGTTGATAGCATCACCTTTAACAATAACGAAAGCGATCCGGATAGCCTGGAGCTGCAATATAACTATGACAAGGGCAGCTTAGTGTACGGTGCCAACGGCGGGGTGGAAATACCCATTTTACCGGGGCATTGGTACGTTCGTAACGACACAAGCGTAACGCTCACGAAGGGCACGGTGGTACGCGCAACGGGCACCCTGGGCGCATCCGGGCGTATCAAGGTCAAACACATGATAGCCGACGGCAGCGTAGACGCTATGTACCTGCTGGGCATTGCGGCGCACGACATAGCACCGGGGCAGGATGGCTATGTAATGACCCAGGGGAAAATAAGGAAAATCAACACGAACGCATACACGCAGGGTGCAGTATTGTACGCGGATGACTTCATACCGGGCGGGCTGACAGAAATTGAACCCTCCGGGTCAAAGCTGAAACTACCTATTGCCTTCGTGGTACACAAGGCGACGAACGGCACGCTGGCCGTGCGCATTGACCCAGGCAGCTACCTACGGGACTTGCACGACGTAGGGATACAGGGCGCGGTAGCTGGCGATGTGCTGAAGCTGGCAAGCAACGGCACATGGCAGCCGGGAAAAGATAGCACGATATACAAGTTTGACGGCACGCTGACCGGAAACCGCACAATGTTCATGAATGGCTTTCAGTTGCTATTCAAGGACACGTCGGACATATACGACTATGTAGATATACGGGAAAACTATGTAAGCGTTACGAACACGCAAAACGACAACCGCCAAACAATGACCCAATACGGGTTTCAAAACGGCGGTATTGTTGATTCAAATGAAACGGAAATTAGAATGGAGGGCGGTATTATTGCTATGTATGCCAACAACGCCGCAACGACCTCCCCCACCCCAGGCGCTGACCTTCGCATTGACGGCGACGGCAGCATCACCTTCCGCGTGAGCGCTGGGGGCACGCTGGATTCATTGTACGGGAAAAACGCGCAGGGCGAACTCACGGCCATTGATAGAGATGTTTTCTACTCCACCGGGTCAACGGTGCCCGTGAGCAACGGC